CAAACTTGTCGATTACAACCGCGACAAAGACAAATTTGTGTGTCTTGGCGATCGCGGTCTTGAGAATAAAAATCTCTCGGGACCAGCTGTTACCAATGTCAACGATCCGCGTCTTAAAGATGTCGGTGGTCTGGCACGCGATAAATCTGGAAAACCATCTATCGCTATGACACAGTATAAGAAGTTTACACGTCGTCACTCTAATGCAGTCAATGTCGACATGGACGTTTTTAAACATGCCGTCGATCATGTGAAGCAATACAATCAACTTCACTTTGGTACTCTTCGCATATTATCCGAGAAGCGTGCTATAAATGGCATCGACGTACGAGAGGAGGGTTTGCGTCTTAATCTTAACAAGCTCGACATGAAAAAATCCGCCGGACCTACGTATAAGATCTTTACTAAAACGATGCACAAAGGCGGTTTGTTCCAGAATTTGGCTAAGGAAAATCAAGAACCATTTTATACTTATGCTGATACTCCTGCTGGATCACTTTGTAGTCACCTATCAAAGTTGCGTTATGTCCTTGGAACCGAAGGCATCGGTATCATTGGCCTTAATAAGGGTTGTCTAAAAAGAGAACTTCGTCCCCTTGATAAGATTAAGGTTGGTAAGACCCGTCTTTTCAATGCAGTGGACACGGACGTTGTGATTCACCAATGTCGTCTTTATGGCGACTTACTTGCAAAGATGATGGCCCGCCAACAAGAATGTGTTTCGACTGTTGGTTGCGATCCCATCCGCGACTTCACCATGTACCATCACCGCATGATGGAAATTGCCGGCGATGATTTCACTGGCGATTTTGAAACTTTTGATAAGACCATGTGGTATCTTTTTCGCAAGTGTCTTTCTGAGATGGTTGCGGGAATGGTATCTGATCCTAAATTATCACCGGAACAAATCAGGGCCATCTATGCAGCTGAAGCCGCTTCTTCCGCATCTATGTGGGCAATCATCGAAGCCCACTTTTGTTATACAGAGTCTAAGGACGGAAACTTTTCAGGTGAGCGCATAACATCATTGCTCAATGACTTCGCTAATCATGTAAACTTTGTTTACTCGATTTTGCGTAAAATGCAAGTGCCTCAACGCTCGCTTCCTTCATTTGCGGAGGTAGAAATACGCTATCGTCTCAATACCAATGGCGACGATAATAAGAGCAGAATGTGTTATTCTCTCGGTATGACGTTTGAACATCTCATTAAAACGTCGTCTGAGCTTGGTTTCAAGCTCACTCCTGCTGACAAGGGCGCAGGGATTTCCCAAACGTACCTCAGCAGAACCGTTGATTTAGATAAGAGACACAATGTTGTTTTTCCTGCCTTGAAGAAAGTTAGCGTTTTACATACCTTACACTTCGTACCAGATATGTCTGTTATGTCGATTTCCCACAGCTTCAATTCTGCTATCTTTGAAGCTGCATTGTGGGATGAGGAATTTTATACCTCCATTCGGCGAGATGTTTCTAAACAGATCGCAAAGCT